CCTTGAGCACGTGCATCTCTATAGTTAGATAATTCCTTATCCCACTTCTTTTGTGATGGTGAGTCCGCTCTACCAGCATCACCCGTACCTAGTTCGAGAGTGCCCACCTTACAAGCGAAACAACCATCAACGTAATCACTGTGCCCGTGAGGCACATAAACAGCATCGTCTTTAGGAAGAGAGGTAAATACTTCCTCGCATAAGGTACACCCGTAAAGGCTTGGAACAAAGTTGTGTTCTTCATTTAATACCCAATCAACTACTTTTGGCGCGTGTTCGTGCATTCTCTTTGATACCCTTCATGAAGTTCAAGTTACGCTGGATACGCTCTCGTTCCGCAGGTTTACCACGAAGAGCACGTTTGGCAAAGGTGATTGCTTCATCAAGATGTCCTAGGTTATAGCAGGCGACTGCAGCCAAGTCAAAGGCTTTCCAATCCCAAGCACTAGGTTCAGCAAGATAATGTTGTGACCTAGGTAACTCTATGACCTTAATTGAGGCATCTAAACTTTTAGTCCAGTCATTGTTTCTGTAGGCATCTATAGCCACTCCGTACCACGCTTCACCTGACTCAGGTGCAAGTGTAGCCCCACGGTCAAACCAGGCTGTAGAGGGCTGTGAGAGGTTCCTAGCGGCATCTCCTGCCCATCGGCAGGCTGCTGCTAACTCAATATCCCAGCCATCTAGGATTAGGACCTTTTCAGCCGTCTCAAGGACCTTCAACCAGTTATTGTTGAAGTAGTATTCTCGGCAAAGATAGAGCCACATGCGAGTGTCTTCTGGCATCTCTACAACTGCAGCCTGGAGCATGGTCAGGTACTGACCACGTGACTTGTCATTGTCAGGTAGGTGCTTGATAACAGCCGTAGTAGCGCAGAAGGTTGATTCACCTTCGCCAGTCCAGAGGGCAACCTCATGGCAGGGCCACTTCCACTCCCAGCCATTTCTACTGTGGAGTCTATCGGCTTCCCATTTGATTGAGGTATCCATAGTTATCCAGCCACGATGTGCGCCTGGTATCCATTGCATACGAACCTTCTGGTAGAAGTCCTTTTCAGGAACTTCATCCATATCTAAAATAACACATATGTCTGCATCTTGTGGAACTAAAGCAAGTGCTGCATTTCGTGCAGTATCAAAGCGCCAAGGTATCACACTGATGTGTCCTACGGTAACTCCTGCTGCTTCTAGTAGTTCTACAGTTTTATCAGTTGAACCAGTATCCATAACAACACGATAGTCAGAGTTCTTAGTAGCCTCTAGCCAACGCGCAATATGCTTTTCTTCATTGAGTGCGATAGCATAAGTTGCTATCTTAAATTTATTCAGGGGCTTCGCCATCTAACAAGCCTTGTTCTTTGATAAGAATTGCTATTTTAATTAATTCATCTGGGTCATCTTGGAACATCATAGTTTCTCCTTATACAACAGTTATGTTTGCGCTGTATCCAGCAGCAACCAACTGAGTGTATTCTAATGGGGAAAGAACATATTTGTGACCGCCTAGGTAGGCATGGTCTGCATCAGCAACTTCTTGCACTGAGTATGTGCGTGAGCGTGTAACAACTCCGCCAGTCATAAGAAGTGTATCTCCACGTGTAATCTTATAGCGCCAGAAGAGGCGTCCAAATCCTGCTGGACCTTCGTCTACCGTAGGTGGTTCTAGTATGTACGTAGCCATTGGTCTCCAATCATAGTAGGGTGAGTAGACCCCGCCCGAAGGCGGGGCCACTCCAGAGCGACTAGGCTAAGTGAATAGAAGATGAAGTTTCAAGACGAATCAGTGCAGGGTCACGATAGCGCTTGAATCCAAGCACACCGTACCAACCGATTGGACGGAAACGCATCAACTTATCAACAACTGGTCCGAAGATTACGTGTGGCTCTTCAGCAACGGCTTCAGCCAGTGCTTGCTTTCCAGCGATAATCGTACGGAATACGCGAGTACCTGTAGTACCGTATACATAGGAAGTTGTTCCAAATGTACCTGAGTATGAGGTGTTAGCATAAGTACCGCCAGTGCCAGTAGCACCGTCAGCAGCGTTGAACATACGTGGAGACTCTACGAACATAGCGCCTTCGTAAGTTCCGATAGTTCCTGGCCAGAATTCGCCAGCACCTGTCTCGGAATACTTGTGGTCATCGCGCCATCCGCCTGAACCAGTCTCAGCACGAAGGTCGTGTGAAACTTCTGGGTGGATACCAACATAGTAGAACTCACCTTGGCGAGGAACAACTTTGTTAGAGCGCAACTTGGCAACTGCGAAACGGATATCGCGGCTCTTGATAGTGTCTGTTGCCAGAACCTTACCTTGAGTTACGCCACCTGTGTAGCCTGTGCCATCGAGGTTAGTGACTAGAGCGCCACCAACTTCTGCAATACCGTAGGTTCCGCCAACAAGTTCATTGAGAGCAACTGTGTCTAGGGAGTCTGCCATATTGAAGGCGATGATGTCAGCAATTGCTGGGTCAACATCGGATAGTGAGAAGAGTTCCAACTTGCGAGTAGCAAGGGAAGCATTACCGTATTCGTTAAGAGTAACAGAAACGGTTGTTGTATTACCAAGTGCTACTGCATCTGGGTCGACTGTCTCAGACAGTGGAGTAGATGCTTGAGCCATATCAGAGTAAATCTGAAAGACAACACTTGAGCCAGGCATAGCCTGTTGTACTGGACGCTTATCCGCGAGGTCGCGGACCATAGGCACAGCACGAAGCGCAAATTCTACATAGCGGTCATAAGCGGTTTGTACTAAATTAGTACCAATCGTTGACGTACTATTGTAAGCATTGGCCATGTGTTCACCCCCTTCTTAGGGTTGTTAGTGTTAAATGGGTTAAAACTTCCGACGACCTGTACTCTGTCCTTCACCACGAAGTGAATCGAGTTCGTTCCTCGTGAGATTAGGGTTGCTTAACTTAGCAAGCAAGTCAGCATCCTTTGTTGGACTAATTGCAGTCTCCGTAGCATTATTAATACGCTGGTAGTTTCCTGCATTTTCTGATTTGGTTTCGTCGGAGGAACCAGTTTCAGCAGAGAAACCGAAAACGTCAGCGTTTTCAGTTAGCCATGCAGCAACCTGGTCGGGTGTACTTACATCACTAGGAATAAACTTAGCAACTTTGCTAGGTACACCCTTTGATTCCAGTACGTCTTTAACGCTACGAGAACGCAGTTCTGATTGAGTTGTCGCGTTACTCTCTTTCAGTTCTTTATTTTCCCTCTGCAGGCGCTTGAGCGCTTTGCGAAGGTCTGCTGGAACTTCACCCGTAGGTGTTCCATCATTAGTATCGTCTTCGTAATCGTCTTCTTCGTATTGGTTCGCCATTACGGCACTCCCTTGTTTAGAATGAACGCAGACCACATCAACATACAGGGGAGTATATTGATGGCTTCTACTACCAGTCTTTATTACATAGCGCCAATGCTGGTGGATTGGGCAGGCTTAGTTGTTAGAGAACGCCAGTACTATCGCTGTAGAGGCTTCCCTTGGCGGCTCCAGCGGAGCCAGAGAACTCATTGGTTTCTCTTGTATTAAGTGCTCGCATTTGCTGTTCAGCATACGCTGCACCCGCTAGACCGAAGGTTGAGGCTACAAGGTTTTGACCTTGTGCTCCAGCATCTCCACCAAATCGGGCTGCGATGCCTTGTTCAGGTGCAATGTTGAGAGCGATATTCTGGAAGCCTTGTTGGGCTTGTGCCTCTGTAATATTCTGTCCGTAAAGATTCTGTGCTGTAGTAGCCGAGATGCCCAAGCCTTGCTTAGATGCTGCTGAGCCGATGCCAGCAGAGATTGCCTGCTTTTCTAGTAGAGGCATTGCTGCTGTTGGGTCAAGTACGTGGGCAATCATCTGTCCAGATGTAAGACCATAATAATTCTGTAGGGTCTGTGTATAGAATGGGTCAGCATTAGCAATTGATTTGGCTGCTAAAGCAACACGCGCATTAAGTTCAGTAGGTGACACATCACCACCAATAAGGGCAGTCTGCATATCTTTAGTCAAATATACGCTAGTATCAATACCTGCTGCTCTAAGAATCTGGTCATGTGCTGTTTCTGATGCAATATAGTCAGCAGGAGAAAGGGCGGCTAGTCCACTCTTAAGACGTTGAGCATTACCAGCAAAGCGACTCTTATATGCATCACTACCTTGAAGTGTTAAACTAATCATATCTTGACCAACACCAGTAGTTGCTAGACCTTTAAGTTGGGAAAGAAAGGCTGCAGACTCAGGTGTATAATTACCCTGTGCGTCTCTTTTGGTAACTCCCCAGATTTCAAATTGCTTTGCCATTAACTCATAGATACTTATACGACTTGCTGCTAACTCATCAGCCTTAGCCTTGGCTGCTGCTTCGTCGGCAGTTAAATGAGTCGCACCAGTTGTAGCAGTAGTGACAGGATAGCCAGAACCATCTTGACCTGGAGTATAACTATTATCACCAGCAGGGGAACCACGGTCGCTTAGACCATTAAGTCCAGTTAAATCATTTGGTGTTACATCTGCAAAGTTTTCATCACCAGTACCAACATCAAATGTTGGGTCATAAACAGGAGCAGTTATGGTTGTTCCTTTAGGAACGCCGAAGTCTGCTGGGGCTGTCACGGTTAATGCTGATGACTGTGCATCTGCATATGCTTGTGCATCTGCTGCTGCTTTATCTGCTGCTGCTTGTGAATCTGCGCGTAGAGTAGCCATTAGGAAACGAAGCCCCAATCCTTGCCAACTTGATGCATCATAGCAGCAGCGGTATCTGTTGCATTAAGGGTTTTATCCCAACCCAAAGTTGGGTCATTGCGTATTGCTGTAGCAAAGTCTGTTGTGGTTCCATCACCTTGTAATGCTGCAGCAACCTTAGCGCCCACTCCTGTGGTACTAGATAGGTCGATTTTATCTGCTGTTGTCTCGAGTAAATTGGCTGCCGTATTGATATATGGCGCAGCCATAGAACGTAGGGATATCCCAGCCTGTATCTGAGCGGCATACTTAGGAAATGCTGCTGCTGCTTGGTTCTTAAGTTGTCCATAATAGAAATCTATATTAGCACCAGGAATGCCATCATTGATAGCCTTGGCTGCATCAGTAAAGAAGTTACTGCCACCCTTGAGTAGCAAGTTATTAAGACCTAAATCATTAGCATAAGCCTTAAGTTGGTTTACATTTACAGCAAAATTACCACCCATATTAATTGGGTCTATCTTAGATTTATGTGATAGGTAATTTCCAATTGCTGTTGCATTGGGGCTAACACCAGTAGAATAATAATTCTGTAGTACCCACTCAGGAACAGGTGGGTTCTTTGTATCTGGCTGGTATGGCACTCCGCCACGTTCTGTAACAATCTGACCATTAGCATCCAAGACTAGTCTGCCTGTGGGGTTATCTGCAGTTTGACCTAGCAGGGCTGGGTCAATATTTATACCCCATTTAGTAATTAAATCCTGGGTATCTTGCAATGCTTTATTATATGAAGCAACCCAATTGCCCTTGCCATTACCTAGTTTTGCTTCCTGCGAATCCCTAAATGCACTGGTATGCGATGTATAATATCTACTGCCTTCGTATAATTGCTGCCAAGCAGAATCAGTAAGTATTGCGCCTTTATTATTGAGAGCCTTACTAAAGATTGCCATTAAGTCTGGGTCAGAAGCAATAACTGCTGCTTCATTTGCATAATCTTTCTTGAATTTAGCCCAAGCCTCACCTTGACTTTGAGGAATTCCTGCTGCTTTATCTGTTGCTAATTGTTTCGCTTTAGCAGTGGCTGTAGCGGCAGTTGCTGCAGCAGTTGTTTTTGCCAGATTGGCTGCATCTTGTAATTTCTTTTGTGCAGCAATTCCCTCGGGGCTTGTTGCTGCTACTGCACTATCAAGAGTTGTATCCTTTTTAGTTGCTGTTGTATTATATGTAAACCCACCCTTAGCATCAAGGATTGGCTTGCCATTAGCATCTAATTTAAGAGTTTTAGCCTGGTCAACTTGGTCAGGATAATTAGCGTCCTGAGTAATTTTTGTAGTTGCTGGTTCCTGAGTCTTGCCAGTGATAGACCCTTCTAGATTCTGGGCAGCAACTTTATCAAAAGTTGCATATTTATCAATCTTTGTTTGGTAGTCATCAAATACATTTTTTAATTGCTTTTTAGTAATACTACCATAATGATTTAAATACTGAGTAAATGTTAATGTTAATTGTTTTGTTGCTTCTGTAGCAAGGCGTTGCGCTGCATCACTTTCATAAGAATGTTGCACAAGCGTATAATCTATAGGGATACTTGGCTTTGATACTTCTGGCTTTGTTTGAGCAGCCTGAAATGCAGCAAGGAGGGCATCTAATTGAGCAGAACTAGTAGTATCAGCCACTGAATGCACTCCTAAATTTGTTATCGGATTGTTGCATTAGGTCAAAGTACTTAGATGCCGCGCCATAAGACCTGGCATCTGCAGTACCTTGAATTAGACTTGTAAGGAATGATTGTGGGTCTACACCCACATTAGTTGAAGCATTAGTTGTCTGACCCTTTTTACCAAATCCTATACCCGTATCTTGGTAGGTTACACTACCTGAGGAATGGCTAGGGTTAGCAGCTTCTGCGGCAAGTAACTTACCACCTAGGTATTGTATCTCCTCTGGCGTAGCAAAACGACCAGTAAGTTGCTGCATAAGGCTATTAACCATAGACATGATATCAGGCTGTGATGTCTGAGCCGTATTTGTTGAATCACTATATGAGGGAGTGAAGTATGCATTATTCGTTCCACCACCAAGCGCAGTTTGCGCAGCATTAAATTTGGTCTGCACTGGTGTTAACGACACACCCTGTCCCGCTGGTACCT